TGAATAACCACCGCCAGCCTTCTTATATGCAAGTGCTACAAGTTGTGCTTTACGTGCAGACCATTGCCCAGGTTTACCACCTTTAGAACTAGCCATAACACGATTCTTAATACGGTTTCTAAGTTCAGGATTGGTATAGGCCATTACCACTTAACCTTATCTGCCCAATACGCTGCAGACATTTTGCCCTTAGCAATATTCTTAGCGTGGCGTGCTTTAAATGATTTTTGTCTAGCAGTAGGTTGTCTATCTCCAGTTACACCTTGCTGTCCAAATCTAATTGTTTTAACTTGAGTACCAACTTTAGCCACTACTACGTGTGATTTAGTTGGATGATTAGGGGTACGCTTTGGCTTATTAAAACCAGATACTCCTGCTCTCTTTAATCTTGAATCTTTCATTTGCTCCCCTTAATTACTTCTTTTGTCTTAGGGTCAAGGCGAACTTTTTCGGTGCCATTCTTTCTAAGAATAACAATTACTCCATCACGCATAATAGATTTATTGAATCCATCGTGGCGTTTGCGTTGACCCGATGACATTACTTTCCTCGTCCTGCTTTTCTCATACCCTTAACCTTTAATAGATTAGGGTTCTTTTTAATTGCTGACTTGCTGGCTTTCCTCGCACCTGCAGCCAAGATTGCTCCAGCACGTTCCTGTGAGATACCTTGTTTTTTCGCAATTTGCTTCTGCGCTGCTTTGAAGCCCATTCCCTTTTTGGCTTTCATTATTTCTTCTTTCCATAGCGCTTTTTCATTAATGCATCTAATGCTGCAGTTTGTTCTGCTTTAGTCTTAGCCATACCTTTAGGAGATATTGACTTTTGAAATTCTTTAATAGCATCTTTACCTGTAAGTTTTACCTTAAGTGGAGTAGGCTTACCTTTTATTTTTGAAACAACAGTTGGTTTTGCCTTAGGTTTTTTAGGTGCCATATTACTTCTTCTTACCCATTTTCTTTTTGGCCATCTTCTTCATGCCCATTTTCATTTCCATTTTTTTCTCTGCTTTAGATTCCATCTTCTCACCCTTAGCATAAGCCTTGGCTGCAGCCTTACCCTTAGCAGTATATGGGAACTTTTTCTTTCCTACTTTTGGCATTACATTCCTACCTCTCGCATTGTGTTTGCTACCCGTTGGTCTATTTTCTGAGCCGCTGGCATAGTATTTGCATCATATGGTTTGTTTAACTTCTCAGAGGCTTCCCGTGCTGCATTAATTTGCCGCCAAGTTGTCCCTCCTGGTTGGATGCCTTCGGCTCTAGCAGCCCGATAAGCAGCCAATTCTCCATCCCATTTCTTCTGGGCTATCTGTTTTCTAGCATCTCCAGGTGCTAACTCTAGAGTGCTTATCTTGCAACCAAAGCATCCTTCTACAAACTCTGGATGAGTTCTCTCTTGATGTAAACTCATAGTGCTGTAAAGTTGGCTGAAGTAACACCAACATTCCCAGCAATTAATGCTGCTCTAGTTGTATCGTCAACTGTATGGGTATAACCACCACGATAAAATTCATCGTAGTTTGCTATATCTTCATCTACTGGATATCTTACTTGTGAATAAGTAGCACCAGATTTAGCAATACTGATACCCCTATTTAATTTATAAAAGTAAAACAGCCTAGCACCACCTGCTGGTCCCTCTTCTACATTAGGTGTTTTAAATAAATAATATGCCATTGTTCTCCTTAATGAACTTACTGTAAGACACTGCAACGTATTCGCCGTATAAACAGTGTCTTACCGTCAATCAACTAAGCAGCGATTGAAGAACCTGATTCGATTCTGTATAGAGCCTCTTCGCGGTAGCGTGCAAAGCCTAATACGCCGTACCAGCCCATTGGGCGATGACGCATCAAGCGGTCCACTACTGGTCCGATTACTGTGTGTGGCTCTTCTGCTACAGCCTCAGCAAGTGCTTGCTGTCCGCAAATAATTGTGCGGTATACGCTGTTAGCAGCGGTTCCACCAGAACCATCTGCAGCCTTGTACATACGTGGAGTCTCTACGAAGTATGCTCCGCCGTATACACCGATTTCTCCAGCCCATACGCGGTCTTGTGAAGCACCGTATTGGTTTGGTACTAACCAGTTACCTGTGTCAGTAGCAAGGCGGAAATCGTGTGATACCTCTGGGTGAATACCAGCCCAGAAGTTTGTACCCTTACGAGGTACTGCTTTGTTAGCACGTAGTTTTGCAACTGCCTTTAGAACGTTAGCAGAACTTAGAGTTGCTGCTGAAGTAATTGTTGCAGTTGAAGTTGCTGTTGAACCTGAATAGATTACGTTTGAACCACCACGCAATGTTGTCATTGCGATAGAGTCAATAGAATCTGCAAGGTTAAATGCAATGATGTTAGCAATTGCTGGGTCTACATCTGCAAGAGAGAATAACTCTAATGCACGAGTTACCAATACTGAGTTACCGTACTCTGAAAGAGTAATGGTTACTGAGGTTGGTGTAGACAGCGCCACTGAATCGACATCATCTGTCTCTGTCAATGGTGATGTTGCTGTTGAAAGGTCAACGTAGCGTTGTAGAACAACTGTTGAACCTGGGATTGCTTGTCTTGCTGGACGCTTATCTGCAACTGAACGAATTAGTGGTTCAGAACGGAGAGCGAATTCAAGAAGACGGTCATACGCCTTTTGAACTAAGCCAGCAGAACCAGCGGTTCCTCCAAGAGAGGATGAACCTGTGGTTGTATAATTTACTGTAGGCATTTCGTCACCTCCAAGTGACTATGAACGGAATTATTATTGTTGTGACCGCAATAATGCAATTAACTCATCGGCAGATTCTGCACTGTCGATTCTTGAATTAAAGTCTTGCTCACGGTCTGGTGTAATAGCCCCTTGAGTAACTACATCCTGTTGGCGTAATGCCGCAAGGGATGCGTTATCCGCATTAGACTGAGTAGGAACACTAATTCCAAATAAATCTGCGTTATCGTCAAGCCAGTTAGAAACTGTATCTTCGTTAACATCATCTAAATCTTTTAGTACTAGTCTTGCTGCTTTAAGGTTTACACCTTTTTTCTCTAGGACTTCCTTGACGACTCGCTCACGCTGCACCTTGGTTAAACCCTCAAGTTGCTCAGTAAGTTCCTTGATACGCTTCTCATCTGCACGTTTGGCTTTTCTTAGTTTCTTAACTAAGTCATCACCTTGCAGAGGTGTATCGTTATCTTGGTCTTCGTCTTCGTCTTCCCAGTAATTGTTGCTCATAGCAACCACCCTTTCTATTCGTTGATTAGTTCGTAGACCACAGTTCAGTTCGGGGAAACTGGCTGGCTTCTACTCCCAGACTTATACACCTCACGGGGCTGGTAGGTCCGTGTAGGGAATCTATTTAGAAGTAACCTGCAGAACTAGACCTACGCATGTAGGTAGTTGATAGTCCAGGTTGTGCTACTCCTGATGAACCTTGGAAGGCTGCTTTTTCACGCTCTACCAATTGTTCTTTTTTGCGTTTAGCAGATGCTAACCCTTTAAAGGTTGCTTGCTCTGCCTCTGTTTGACCGTAAGTAATTCCTTCTTCATCATAAATCTGACCTAACTTAGTAGCAGTAGGTAACTCTCCTGCAATGGTTTCATAACCAACCTGTGCCTGCTGTCTAGTAACACCAAATCTAGCAAGGTCTTCAGCAGTAGTAGTAGTGGCTGCTAATCCTTGACCTATTGCAGCACCACCAATTTCAGCAGCAGTTGCCTTTTCTTTAAGGTTTACTAAAGCCTTCTTAGGGTCTAAGAAATACTTAACAAGGTCTGCTTCACCAATACCATAGAATTGTTGGAATGCACTTTTAGTTGCTGGGTCAGCCATCTTAACTCTATCTACAGCAGTAGATACTCTGTCGGTAAATTCAATAGCAGATACATCAGCACCAATAACATCGGCTATTGCTGATTGTTTAGTAGCCTTATCTACACCAAAATAACTTTCAAGACCATATGATTTAAGAGTCTTTGTGTAATCATCTTCTAGCGCTAAGTACTCAGCCTCGCTTAATACATTCAATCCAGCAGTACGTCTTAATTCATTTCCTCTGAATCTTGCAATATAGGCTTTGTTATATTTAGGGTCAGTCTTCAGGGCAAGGGTTGCCTCTTCTGGCTCATACCCTTCCTTCATTAAAGTTTCTATTACGCTAGATAAGTCATCTAAACCATACTGAGCAAAGACACCTTTAAGTAAAGCAAAAGCATTTCTAGTGCCTTTATCTATATCAACATTTTTATTACCACTAGCATCTCCACCAGTATTTACATTAGTATTTACATTAGTATTTCCTTTGGGAGTTACTTGTCCAGTATCTGGATTATATACATAACCAAGGTCCTCATATTGTTTTGCAACTTTTTCTGTTTGAACATCTATACCAGCATAGGCTTTTTCAAATGCTGCTCGTGTTTTTGGGTCAGATATCTGTGAAACTAAACTTCTTGATTCTTCATAAGTAGATTTAGCAGTAATGGTTGGTAAAGGGACAGCCCCAGTTTTTATTATTTCTTGTGCCTTTGCTAGTCCAGTATCAGCCTGAACGGCTGCTAATGCATCTCTAACCGCTTTTTCTTCTGCGGACATTTTAGATTTTTTAGTTGCCATTATGCTATCAATCCAAAGTTACGAAGAATATTGTTGGCATATCCAGCAGCAGTCTCTAGAGCATTTGAAGTATTACCCCAACGTGGGTCCTTTTTAAGGACACGTTCAAATTCAGTCAAGTTCATTGCTCCTTTATTTCCGTTATTCTTAAGTGCTAATTGAATGGTTGGATTCAATGTATCAACTTGGTTTTCTGGTATCTCTAAAATCTGACGCATTGCATATTTATAGTTAGCAGATAAATCATCAAGGTCAACATCTTCAGATAGAACATCTGCTAGGTTAGAATAAGTAGCCTTAGATATAGCAAGTATCTTTGCATTAATTGCTTTAGTATTGTTTTCATTATTCTTTAATGAATTTGCTACATACTTCAAGGCATCTTGATTAGTTAGTGTTACGCCATACTTCTTAGCATAGGCTAGTGTGCTATTAACTGCTTGAGCAGCACCTGAACCACCCTTTAATACTGTATCAATATCAGAGCCATCAAGTGCTTTGCCAGCAATTTTACGCTGTAGTTGAAGTATATCTTCAGCATCTAATTGATACTCACCTGTGGTTACCTTTGAGGTACCACCAGAATCTGTATCTTTAGTAGTAGTAACTTGAGCATTTTTCTTTTCTAGTGCTCTTAAATCTTTGTAGTATTTGTTTAGTTCTTCATCTGTAGCGGCTCTTCCTACATAGTCTATAAAGAATCTATTTAGGTCAGAATCTGCTTCATCCTTTTTAGTTACATACTCATTGTAATCTACCTGTGGACCACCAAGGCCAGCACTCTTAAGGTCTTCCTGTACATATTGAAAGAATGACTTTGGGTTAATATTCTTATTAATCTCTAAATCATTTACCATTGCCTTAGTATGTTTTTGTAAGGCGTATGATAATGCTTTGCCAAAACTCTCACTAGTAGTATCAAGTCTATTGTAATCGTTCTGAGGGATTCTAAGACCAGCATTTCTTAAGTCATCAAATAAACCCTTAAGACCACGAGGAGATTTAATAGAATCTTCTATAACTCTTTTTCTTACTCCATCAAAATTAGATGTAGAAGGCGCATAATCATTAACAAGTTGGCCAGGCTTATCTTTCATAAATAATGGAACTTTAGTTTGAGGTCCTATGTAAATATACTGTTGAACCTGACTATCACCTTCAGTACCACTAACCCAACTACCACCAGTACCAGGGTCAACTGTTACCTTTAAACCTTTAGCATTAACATCTTTTACAAACTCATTATCACCCTCATATGGCTTAATGCCAGGAGTACCACCATCTGCAGTTATCTGTGCCGCTTCTAAGGTTTCAATCTCTGCTTTTAGTTTTGCGGCTTTATCTCTCTGAAGAGTTTCTTCCGCTCTTGCTTGTTCTTTTTTCTTATCTTCAATTTCTTTAGTTCTTTTTTCTTTTGCTTTAGCATCTGCAATAGTAGATAACTGAACACTAATTGATTCTATTTCAGCAATACGTGCAGTAACCTGAGCATCTAATTCAGTTAATCTAGCCTTTGCTGCATTGTATCTACTAACAGCACTTGGTCTATCATCATCATCCCAAATAGCCATATCCTGACGCTGAAGGTCCATATCCCGCTGGTCACGGGAATTTAATGCTTTAAGACCTCTTTGCTTGTCTCTTAAATCACGTTCTGTTAATTGAGCCATTAGTATCCTTTATATGCTTTAGCGGTATAGGTATCGCGTGAGTAGTAACCAAGAATTGATTTAAATATTGCTCTGCTTGCTTCTGTCAAGACAGCATCTCCAGTACTTAAACTTGCAATTAAGTTCTCTACTTCATTTCTGAAGTTTCTTTTAATATCAGCAAAGTTTTCTGCCTCACGAAGTGAAGCATCATTAGCCAAAGATACAAACTGACGGACTCTTGATGTAACCATTGCTAGTCTTTGACGTGTTCCAACTGGCATATTAATAGATGAATCTTTAATCATCTCTTCAAGGTTAGACAACATATTTAGTTCTGTTGCTACCTCATTACCACCAGCCACAAGGGCTGCCTCAAGTAATGGATTAGATACCTTAAGTAAAGCACGCTGTCTTGTTGCTTCAGCAATCTTTGCTCTACGAGCACTAATGCTAGGTGTTGACCTTAAGAACTCTTTTTCTTCTTTAGCAATATCGTAATAGGCTTGCTTGTCCTTAGCCACCAAAACATCTAGGTAGTATCTCTCTAAAGACTTATCCTGAAGTAGTCCTGCTGCCTCTAGATATGCATAGGTAGGGGCATCAAACTCTCCTGTATGTGGTGCAAATATCCAGGCTGCCTCACCATACTTTTTAACATTGCTTTCATTCTGTATAGCCCAAGACTTAACAGCCTTAGTCTTCTGAATAACTACGTTAGTTTGCTTCTCATTACGAGCAACTGTATAGATTAACTTACCTGGATTCTTACCTACAAATGTAGCAACTGCTAACTCATATGGGTCTTGAACATCACCCTTATATTTCTGAGTTACTGCATTAACTAGGTCATAAAACTCTGGACGTAGTCCTGTTATACCCACCTCTTTGAGGTAGTCTGGAACGTTAATACTCTCTTGAACTGATGGTGCAATTGGTGAGAATAAACCAATAATATTACGCATAACAACTACGTTATGTGCAGATATTCTAATTTGCTTTAAGTAGTTGTATTTATCCTCTGCTGATGCATTAGGGTCTAAGTACTTAGCCATCTGCTCATCAGTACTAAAGGCTTGATTGTAAGCAATAGCCTGCATAGCAGCAGTAGATTCTTGCCTATCCTTTTCATCTTTAGGTACTATTGAATATAGTTTTTGCAATGATGAAGGAACTAAAGCACGCATTACTGTCATACCATCGCCTATATCACCAAGGGCGTAGTTATCTAACTCTTCTGATAACTCTTTGGCTGGTGGTACTTTACCCAATAAAGACTTCATAGTTAGCACGCTTAGTGCACCAATAGGTCCAGATAGCGTGGGCATACCAGCATCTGGGCTGAATGAAGGGTTAGCCAAGGTTAGTTTAAATGTAAACTCATTAAACTTTGGTTGTTTGAAACTCTGCTCACCTGGTCCTAATGCACGAACTGTGGCATCTACAACGCCAAATATAACGTTGTCTGTTGGCATCATAATGTATGGTTCGCCATTGTTATCTTTATATACGCCACCTGCAGCATCTAAACCAAGGTGCATTAATCGCATACGGTATAGAACTCTAGGTCCTATATCTTTTAGACGGTAAATTCTGCGCCAAAAATCCTCAGTGGCACGGTAGTAGCGACCAGTATTACGGACTGCTACAGCAAAGTTAGTTCTAACATTAGGGTTATCAACAAACTTTAATACAGAATCTGCTGCTTCTTGAACAGATACTTCTGTTATAAGTTTCTGAGCATGCTGTTTTGTATCCTCTAGGATTGCTGATTTAACTTTATCTCCTAGAACTTTACCTTCGTCTTCATACTCTTTTAGTTTGTCTAAGTAAAGTTTTGTAGCCATTTGTTTTTCTAATGCAGCATAATTTTTGCGTACATCTAAGTACTTAATCATTACTACTGGTTGACGCAGGATACCTGTTACTTGGTTATCCATTAATTCCATCATACCGTTGCCTAGTTTGGCATAGGCACTTTCCATATCAGAAATACCTGGACCTTCAAGGGTAGTAAACAATTTACCTTTAGGTTGATAGCCTTTAGTTAACTCTTCAAACTCTTCAAATGTTATTCTTTGTGCTGCCTTTTGAGCCTTATTGGATACTCTGTTTCCAGACTCTAATTCTTCTTTTACTATATCATCGTAGGTAGATTTTAACTTATTAAACAATGCTTCATTGAACCCTGATGCACTACCGTGGAAAGTCTGACGCATATCTAGTAGAACACGGTCAATTAAAACCTCAGCAATTTCCATATCATCTAGTCCTTGCAAACGCAAAGCGCTAGTATGGGCTGTCATATTTAAAAAGTCTTTTAGTGCTTCTGGGTCTTTAACTGAGTGTGTAATTTTTACACCTAATGTAGGTATTACATCCTCATCAAATCTACCAAGTAGGTCTGTATTTTTTCTTAGACCTACGTTTTCTAATAGGTAAGTTTTAGCACCAGCAAAGTCACGCTCTGTTCTTAAGCCTTTGCTTAATACAAACGCAGCAACTGGATTAAACTTATACTTCTCACTAATACCTTGAATCTTTCTAGTATTACCATAGAAGCGTTGCACAAAATTTTCAAAATGAACTAAAGAAACACCACGACCTGCAAGGGCTTGAAGTGAAGCCAACTTCTCTGTATCTATTCTTTGACCAGTTTTACCTTTAGCCAAATCTGGGAAAAGACCTACGGCTATATCAAGGTTACTCATATTAACTAACTCTTCAGCAACCTCAGTTGACTGACGTCCAACAAGGCTTGCTCCTGCAGCAATAGACCTGGTACCTGCAGTTAGATATTGTGAGTTTAAAGTTAATCCTTGTATTAAGAACTGAACTTCATTATCATTTAGTTTACCAAGAAAACCTTTACGGTTCATTGCCTCAGTAATATATTGGGCTTGGGCTAACTTACGCTCTAAAGATGTTAGTTCTTCTGGCTCTTTGCCAACTGTATTAGCGTAATCGCTAATCATTGCCAATCTTGCATCTTTATCGTACATATCAGCAGGGGTTTTTCTACCCATTGCTCTAGAAATCTTAACTCTTAACTGTTCACCACTCCTAGAACCAGAGTATGCAGCAGCAATTCTGCCCATTCTATGACCTTTACGGTCTAAGTATTGGAATAAATCCTTAGCAGGTGCTGTCAGATAGTAAATAAAACCTTCATCAATGCTGCTTCGTATACCTAAACGTGGGAAAAGTGTAAACAAAGACCAGAAATTAACAATTCCAGTTGCTAATGCGCTACTTGTAGCGCCACCAAACATAGCGGAAACTAATTTTCCTCTGTTTGCTTCATAGGAATACTGTGCTAGTTGTTGATAATCAAGGGTAGATATTGCACCACGCTCTTGAAATGGGTGGATAATACCTTCTGAGTCAAATTTTACTGCATCGCCATCTAGTTTAACACCAGCCTTGGATACAACATTTTCAAAACCTATAGGAACATCTAATTTTTCAGTAACTGCTACACCAACTGAAGAACCATATTTTTCTTCAAGGGTTTTTCTTATGTAATCTCTACCCTTTTCTGTGCCTTCAATTCCCAAACGTTGCATAATTGCAACATCAAGGCTACGAAGCATAGCAACTTGGTCATTTGCAGTAGAGTTAATAAACTTAACAGTTAAAGCCTCTGACAAATCCTTTGGCAATACCTGACGTGCTGTATCTCTAAAGACGTTTGCAGTTTTAATAGACTGGTTACTGTCAGTAACATTAAGTTTAATCTCTTTATTTTGTGGAGTACGTGCTAAAAGAAGAGAAACTTTTTCTTTAAGATTCTTACGGGTAAATTTTGTAAAGTCTATTATTTCTGGACCTATTAACTCAGCCTCACGGGTAGAACCTGCTTTAACAAGTGACTTTGATATTTCATCAACTGACTTAGCAATTTCTTTAGTAGTACCAGATGCAGGATTTAGGAAATTACTTAGTGCTTTTTGAGCACCAGTAGTTAACCTGCGTTGGTTTCTTGCAGTGGCTATACCATTGCGGAAGAACTGAGCACCCTCAACTCTACCTGCCATAAACATAGATAGATTATCAACATTTGTAAAAACTGTTTGAGCACGACTAGCATTGACAACATTGTTTCTTTCTAGGAAGTCAATGGCCTCATCGTTGTTATAACCAGGAAAACGTCTTTTAATATCATTACGTATTCCAATTTTAGCAATCTCATCTGGCTCGGCATTAAGTCTTTTAATTTCAGGACCTAGTTGGTCATCCCATAACTTAACTACATCTTTGTTGTCTCGGAATATATCTCTTACTCCAGCAACACCAAACTGCTCAATAGTCTTACGCATTTGAGTACCAGTTTGATTAGCCATACCAAGTACTCTGCCTTTAATAGCAGCGCTTACACCACCAGTAACATAAGTTAGTGGGTCAACTGCAATTTGATATATAAAATCTATAGGACCAGAGATGCCTTGTATTCCAGTAGCACGGCTAATATCTCTACCTGGAGATACTTGTGCATTCTTAACGCCATCCATTACTTGCTGAAATGCTTCTGGATTATTATACGCTTCTTCTAAAGCATCTAGCATTTTTGGATTTATTGCACCACCAGCGCTAGCAATAATCTCTCCTGGTTTTTTACCAGCAATTAAACCTTTTGCTATCTCTACTTTTTCAACACCAAAATAATCCATAGCATTTGTTAATGCTCCTTGGTCATAAACTCTGCGACCATCCCAAGCATCACTAAATGATTCTTTAGTAAATAAACCTTCACCTTGTGCAGCCTGACGGGCTAGTAGGTAGGGTGTATTAATTGCTCTATTGAAAACACCAGCAGCCTTAAACAATAAAACTAATGGACTCTTAAGAACTGTAAATCCAGTTTTTATTGCACCAGTAAGATAGTTACTAGCACCTGGTTCTGCTAATTGATAATCTGATTCTGGAAATAAAAACTTTAGTTTTTCTTGAGCACTAGGGTCTAAACCCTCAAATTCTTTACGGGCAGCATCAATAGGTAATTGATTTAATTTTTTATTTTTTTCAACAGTCCAACTAAATTGTTCTAATTGGGTTCCCTGTTCCATAGGAATATTTGCGGCTTTAGCAGCGGCATAAAGGTTGGGACTAGCCTTGGCTACTATTGGATTAAGACGATATGCCATTAGTACCCTTCGTCAAGTAAACTTCTATATATTAATTCTGCATCACCAGATGGGTCGTATGGGATTAAGTTTCTAATTACTTCTTGGATTGTATATGAAGGATTAGGCAATGTCGGCTTTGCTTCTGAGCCAGGTCCAGCACCTATATCAACTCCAGATGTAATAGGTTCATTAGGACGTGCAGTAGGGGCTAACAATGGTGTTGGCATTTCCATTTGTGGAATTGGATTACCAGCCATAGGTGCTGCTACTTGATTGTCGTAGGTTTGTTGTCCTTGTCCATATGGTAATCCTGGAATGTAGGTTGCAGGTTGTGTTGGACCCCCGTCAGTACGTTGACTAAGAGAGCCAGGGCCTGATACTGGGGCTGGGTTATTCGGTTTTCTATATCCACCTTGCTGTGCCACACTTCCTCCTACTTAGTAAATTGTGTTTTAATGTTTGCGGTACCACCGCACCACACGTTATATTCAATTGCTATATTAATTGCTTTCTTTGCTGCACCAGATGCTTTAGCGTGGGTTTTAACTTCAGACTCCATTGCTGCTAATGCACCAAGGGCTAATGTTCCACCAGAACCTATAGCATACAAACCTTTGTCATCCCTCATATATCCATAGTCATCACTAACTTGGAATATCTTTCCATTAAAACAAACTAATGCGTCCCATCCAGAATCATCATCATTCTTTGTTTTAGGTGTTGGGTCATACCCACCATCTATTATGGTTTGTTTCATAGATGGCAATACCCTAATCATCATAAATCTATCTGGGTCTTGCGTCTTAATTACTTTAGGTGGTTGCCATAAGTTATTTAAGATATCTCCTACAATTGCATCACCTGCAACTGCAATTAGATACTCACCAATTTTAACTATTTTGTCGCAGCCTTTGGCTACGTATGGTCTATCTTGGTAAGAGGTTACTGTATCTGCGCCAAGCACAGCCCAACCTTTTCCCTGAATGCCTACTATTGCAGTCATAGTCCCCTTCTAACTTATCGCCTTACAACTGTCCTTGCACTTGCACTAGCCTGTCCACCAGCGGTTAAACTAGATAAAAGACTTTGTAGTCCACCACCTTGGGCTGCAGTAGGTGAGATGCCTCCTACTGGTGCAGCGGGAGCAGGGGACGTTTGCTCAACCTGAGTAGCGCCAGCAGGAGGTAATTCTTCAGGTTTAAATATTTCCTCAATGGCGTCTTCAATTGCTACTCCCTTTTGACGTGCTTTAATAACGTCAGCAATTTTCATAACAATATCGCTTGGGTCTCCACCCTGTGCAGCAATTTGTGGAATCGCCTGTGTATATGCTTGTAGTGAACCCATCAAAGAGTTACGCATCTCTTCAATTTCAATCTTCTCTTGCTCTTGAGTTACGTTGATACCAAATGGTAGTTCACGCATAACCATATCTTTAGAAATAATTTTAGCGCCTAATGCCTGTAGCATAAAGATAAGTCCCTGTGCTGGATTAAGTCCTGCCAACATTCCATAACGAACATCGGCTGAGTAATCCTTCTTAATATCTTTTGAAGGCTTGTAATCAATGCTATATGGAGAACCAGCATCTACACCACGGACTGTCTTGTCAAAATCAAAGTATGTCTCATCAACCTCAAAACAGATTGAGATAACATCTTTAAGTGCTGAAGCAAAGATAGCCTGAGCGGATTTAACTTGTGTATCAAAACCACCCATAAGGGCTTGAACACCCTGACCAGTAATAATGCTTGCATCAAGATTACCAGTACGTGATTCTGGATAACGAGTTCCAGTTCTTAGTTCTTGCTGTAGTAATGTTTGTTCAGTAAATGCACCATTAGGTATAGGCAGTTCAACACGGCGAACACCTGCTGGGTTATTTGTGCGGATGATTGAATCTCCGCCAAACTCAATTTCTTGAACATCTTGTGGAACAACAATTGGTGATTGAACAGATTTCTCTGCTGCTTCCATCGCAAGTAATGCGAACCTATTACGAAGCAGTTGGATACCTAAAACATCATCAAACTGTCCACGCATTTCACCATCAACAGTTGGACGTCTAGCAACAACAACCATCATCTTTCCAAGTGGATTAACCGCTTGAGATAGAACTAGGTTATTACGGCTAGGTATATAAATTAATGATTGGTCTTTATCGTAATAACGAACAAAGTCAACCGTTGCATTTAAGTCCTGGCGATAACCTTCTCTACCCAGAAGTTGCATTTCATATTCTGGGAATTGAGATACCAATTCTGCAATTGATAGTGAGTATCTTTTAGCAAAGGCAATGCAGCGTCCGTAGCGGTCAAACTCTGGGTAAGCCCCTATTGGACTTTCTACTCTAATACGCGGCAGCCCTGCCTCTTCGTCTAATTCAATTATGAATGGGACGAAACCGAATGTGATGTAGTGGTCTGCACCTGTGTACATCTGTACTTGTAAATCTGAGTGAGCAAAATAATTAGCGGCAATGCGAGTACGCTTATCAGCAAAAGAACGAGCACGGTCGCTGACCTGATTAGCGGCCGAGCAGTTAACTGCAGGAAGTGGTGCCATAACCTCTGACAGGTCTCTGGCAACGATATCAATAAAATTTGCAACGACATTTGCGTCTACACCCTCTGGAAAAAACTCTGGATAGACAGATGCAATCTTGCCTTTACGGACAGCAAGAACATCTTGTGCTCTAGCATCTTGGTCAGCAGCACGATGTTTAAGAGAGTCAACTCTCGCTGCAATTTGTTCAATACTTAGCAATTAACTACCTACCCTTATTTGTATTGTTCAGGAAATGTTTCTCTTCTTAGTTTTGCAATAAACTCAGCAGAGGCTCTTCCGCCTCTTGCTTCTAGTTCTCGTTCTCTTTTTTGTTCAGCACCACGGATTTGATAAGTCTTTTGTTTAGGACTCATTGGTTTTTTCTTTGTAGCCTTTTTAACAGTCTTAACAATTTTTTTAGGATTAGGCATTATCTTTTGCCTCTTTGCATTCTTTCTCTACGAGCAATTTCTTTTAATGCTTCTTGGACTCGTTTATCTGATTCTCTACGTTGCGCAAATTCCATTGCTTGTTTTCTAGCAATTTCATTTCTTTCTTGAAAAGAAAGTTCTTTAGCACGTTCTACAACTTGTTCGTCTAGTCTTTCACGAGGAGACTTTACATCCATACCATATTTAGTTTTACCAGCAGACTCTTCACGCTGCGCTCTTTTAATTTGTACTCTTGCTTCAAAACGTTTTCTATCAGCAGGGTCCATCTTCTTTAACATGCCCTCTAACTTTTGTCTTCTTTCTTGTTTTGCTAAACGTTTTGCTGCTACTTCTTCAACCTCTGAACGCTTAGCAATTGAAGAGCCACGAGTTAATTGAACTGGACTACGTTTTGACGTACTACGACTAGCAGGGGGAGTTGCCAACTTTTTACGCATTTCTTCTTTTGCAACTACTCTACCAAAAATAACATCTTTTGGTTTAATAGAACGACCAAGTTCTTTTCTTTCAATTGGAAATCTTTTTTGGGTCATTGCTTTTTCAAATTCAGAAAGACCAGTTCTTTTAGAAATTTTTCTTCCAGGTCTTTTACCAGCATTCTTCATTTGTTCTTTAGCAACTTTACGGGCTTGACCTGCAGGTATCTTTGCTACTTTTTTCTTAGCAATATCAGCGGCACGCTTCTTAGCAATGATGCTAGCAATTTTAGCGACAGGCATATTATCTACCCATATTTCTATAAACTTTGTTTACGTACTTAGCACCCTTTTTGCCAATACCACCTATAGCACGAGTGGCTTTAGCCCATGGTACTGCATACAAAGCAGCGTCTCCTAAAGTTTTAGGAATAAATACATCGGAAAGTATTGGGGCAACTGGAGATGTTTTAGATTTCTTAAAAGCACCAGGTGCCATCTTCTTAGACTTAGCCATTACTTCATACCCTTTGGCCAGTTAACTTTACTTCCCATGCTTCCGCCACGAACACGATTTGGACGTGCTGGGGGTGTATATTTAAGGTTATTTGCCGTGCCAGCAATAATTTTATCGCTACCTGTTTTTAAATTGTATTGGTTTGATGCTTTCATATATGCGTCTAAATCTGAAATTTCTTTGTCTAATTTAATATTTTTTGATTTACGTATTTTGCCTTTTGCATCTTTATACTTAAGTCCACGTGGTTTATTAGCAGCCTTAAGCCCACGCTTGTTTGCATTAGATGCAGATTTCTTTGCTGCTGCTTTCTTAACTGCTTTAACTAACTTGATTGGATTTGCCATAGTGCGTCCTTATCCGTATATGTCTTGCCATTGCTCTGCAAAGGCTTCGTCTAAATTAACTGAAAATCTTCTATCCTTCTGCGCTCTGGTTGCCCAGCGGTTATTGGCATACCTGCTTATGTTGCCAGTCTGTTGCATAAATTCCCTTGCTCTAAGCACGGTGAACCACAACGCCATAACACAGTCAGTCTTACCACGGGTATTAGGTTTCCAAGTTATTAACTGTTGGACTAGTGCCTTCATACCCTCTGAGTGTTCCGTAGAAGGAAACTCAATAACGTTATTCTTTTGGAACTTCTCATCTCTAAGAGTTCCCATTAGCATAGACATACCTGCTACACCAAAGTTAGAATCCCATTTGTTCTTGCCTGTAAAGTGAGACTCTAATCTACACCCATACGCTGCAAGCCAATTTCTTAAATCATCATCTAGTGAGTAAGCCTTTTGATGAGCGTTAATCTCAACTCGTAGTTCTTGTGGTTTGTATTTATCAACCAATTGCTCAATGGCTTCTTGAATCTTCTGTGGTGTTGGGTCTGACATATTTACACAGTCAAGAACATATATTCTGCTATCACGTCTGTTATAGGTAGTCACCACAAACGCGGCATTCCCGCCCATTGCGGGGTCAAACCCTATTATTGTATACCCCTCAATGTGCGTGGGATGTCCCACGGCACCCGCTTTCAGCGGGCCGCGTTTGCGTTGTCCATTAATACAACCTTGGACAATCGCTGGAGGAAATATATTATCTTCAGAAACATCTTCTTGTTGGTACACCAACGCCCATGTTGATGGTGTTACCTCACTACGTCTTCTTGCTAATGCTTTGCCGTCCCACTTCGGGAAGAATCCTTCTTCGTCAGGAACATCAGAATCCCCATCCCAGGGAGTATCCGACTTAGGCCAGAGCGTTTGCCAGTCCTTCGTGCTTTCCGCATATTCCAATACAGCAGGCATACCCATATAAGTAAAAGGGCTTTTACCACCAGACCAGTGTTTGGCTTCCCTGAGTTCTTTGTAAAAATCTTGCGCTGCAATTCGTGTCCCTACGATTAATAACTTACCATTTTTACCCAAGCGGGTAATAACTTCTTTTTGTAGCCAGTTGATTTGCTTCTCATACTCGTGTGCGTTGGCTGTAGTAATGCAGTCATCAAGAATGATGAGGTCAGCACGTGCACCGTAAATCTGTCCACCCATACCAAGTGCTTGAATGGTTGGGTCTTTCTCAGATGAATTTCGGGCATCGCCCCCAAGGTAAACGGTATCAACTCGCCAAGTATCTGAGTCTTCCTTCCAACCCCCTTCTGGTCCAAAAGTTGTTTGCAACTTCAACCATCTTGGGTGGGAGAGTCTCTGCTTGATTGCGTACACGAACTCGCGTGCTTTGATAAGCGTTTTAGAAACCACTATGATGCGGATATTTGGATTGAGGGCAATGCGATATGTGGAGTAGTTTACGGTTATGACTGTGCTCTTGGCGTGCTCAGGTGGCACGTTAATTAGCAAACGTGTTGGGTCAGCCTTTTCGTAAACCATACTAGGGTGGAGCCAAGAAGGCTCTCTATCCTCTAGTAGGTCAATCCAATCCATATGGTGAGGGAACACCCTCTGGTTTAAAAATATCTCGGAGAACTTAGGGAAATCTATTTCTTCTTTTGGGATACCCAGAGAGGCAAGGGAAGCATCCTTTGCGGTCTCCTTAGCCTCGGCTAGGTCTGAGGCGAACTTCTTATCTCGTAGGCACCAGATTCTTACGGTGTCGGGTTTCTTCCCGCACATCTCCATAGCCTTGTGGACAGAGTGGCCTTCGGCCACCAAGGCTAGAACCTTGGCCTTTGCTCCTGCCATAGCCAGCGTTTTTGGGTTAGTAGTACCCTTATTAAAAGTCATTAGTCCTGTCCCGTTTTCATTCTGTTACAACCTGTTAGTAACAGGTAGTAGATACAGTCTGTAACGCAAGTTCCTGAAGAACTTGCTACTGTAAAAAATAAATAGTCTCTATATAGTATTAACCTGTCCAAATGGCCAAAACGGACGTTTTTGGCCTAACTATTTTTTAAAGCCTGCCCAAAAGTAGTACAAAATAGGACATACTGGGACAGTGGTAGGGGATATACTTTGTACGGGAAAATCTTTTCTGTAGATACATATACTGCTTCTACTCTCCATTAAACATCCTGGGGTCAATACGAGTTGACCCTAGTCTGCTACTGCTACCTATCATACTGAATAGTAGCGTGCTGATAGGAGAACATCCA